CCAGCCTCACGCAGTCTTGTATCTATTATATGCAGTCGCCAGTTTAGCATCATATTGGTTCGTTGCATAGGCTGGGCCGTTGTAGCCCTTGGCAAATCCTGCCCAATCTTTGTTTTTCAACTCGTCCAACAACCCGGCAGAGTTGATGAATGCCGCCATCTGCTTTAGTTGGTTGGCCTCCGAAACCATGGCATCTTTGACCATATTTTCTGCGCTTTTGAATCCAACCATCTTGTGGTTGTTACCCATGATTTGACCAAGGCCCCACGAAACAGAGCGTAGCGCACAATCAAGATCAATTTCACATGCCGCTTCAATTTCTGCATAAACGGCGTCAGAACCGTGAGGATAAGGTCGAGTGCCCCATTTCGGATACGCAAGGCCGCCTGCGACTGCCAGAGCCTGTTTGTCAGGCTGATCAGCAAGAAAACGGTAGAAATAATGGCGTTCAAACAACGCTTTAGGACGTCCATAAGCATCAAACCCTCTCCCGCCTGTTTCAACCGCTAACACCGCCTGCAATGCTGCCGCTTCTACACCCAACTCACTTGCAATAGCAGGAATCTCTTCTGCCTGCATTTGCACTGCTGTGCCAACAAAATCCATCACTTCTTTTCTCCAACCGATGGGTTGCTACTTCCAAACCAGAAAGACAGCACCAACATCAATGCGCCATCAAGCGTTCCTAATACGCGAGCAATCAGTTCCCGCATACTAGCCTCAATGACATGCGTAAATAGGAAATACTGGATGATTGCCCAGCAAACGACAATAACGTAGGACATAATAGACGGTGTGAACGAGTGCGTCCCTATTGCCATATCACGGGCGGATGCTCGATCGCTTGCGGCAATCCTTACCAGATCAATGTCTAGTGACTTCATTTGGACTTTGAAGTCGGCGTCCACTTTCCTAATGGCGGCAATTTGATCCGGTGTTGCTGTCGCCAGCGCATTTCTAATGTCTTCTTCGGACCCGTTGTCATGACCCAACAGAGCCGCAGAGAGTGCCTTAACGGCCATGCCGGCCACCGGCCCACCAAGTGCCGTTGCGATTGTAGGTGCAACATTTTCAATCAACTTTCCAAAAACACCGAGATCCATTAGTGCGTTCCTTCTAGCATAATTGCCCCAACAATAAAGATAACGGACAGAATGCCCAAAACAATTATGGTCACGACACCAGCCTCTTTCATCTCTTCCATTTTGGCGGCTGCAGCGCGGTCTTCTTCCCACTTTTGCCGTTCAATTTCCTTGCGTATGTTGATTACCTCACGTTGGACCTGATCCCATGCCGCCAACCCGTAGGTTCCAACAAACAAATTTCTGGCCTTGAGCGTAAGATCATGCGCCTCAGCCTTAGCCGCATACCGTTCAATGGCAATCTGCTCTGCGCTCTTGTCATTGAAGAATGTTTTCTTGGGAGGATCCGCTGCTATCTGCGTTAATTTCGCTAGACTTCCCCACAGATCGGACAAATCAGCCGCCATTGACTGGATTTCCTTACCAGCCGCAATGCCTGCCTGTAATGCGCCGTATGCGGCCTGTGCCGCTGCTAAGATTGTAAGAGGGTCCATGAGATCACTTATCAACCTTCCCGTCTAGTTTGTCGAAAATCTTGCCGAGCATTTCCTCAATGCGTTTTAGCGCATCATTGTGCTCGTCTCTCCTGACATAATTAGATGGCAAACTGACTTCAATTTGATGAACATCTGCTCGCAGCTCTTTTACAGAGTGCCAAAGCTCCCGCAGAAACCAACCCATGGTTCCAGTAATGACCCAAAGGCCCATCTCTAAAAGGGACTTGTATTGTTCCATAGTCAGGCAGCCTCAGAATTGTCATTGTCCCCCGCCTGATAATATCTCACATTCTCTTGCAAACGTAAATCGTGCGGAGACTTTTCGACCGCTAATTTGCCCTGCTCCAGCGCAACATTTTTCATCCCTAACCAATGGGCAGAGATTGCGGCAAGGTCATGTGGCCAATGCCCCCACACTTCAGGGTCGCAAGTATACACCTGCTCGCGGTTTACGATCTGCAATGCCCGCATGCTATACGCGAAACACTCTGCCCATCGATGTTGCATGTACATCAGTTTGGCCAGCTCGCACCATGGTTCACGGGTGTTAGGTGCCTCGGCACACGCAAGATGATAGTTGCGCTCTGCCTCGGTCAAATTGCCCAGCTCAGACCAGCATCGAGCCGCTGTTCGATAGGCATAACACCGCTCATTGGGCCATGTTGCCTCTGGCATCTTGAGGTAACTGTCGATCGCCGCAATAGATTCTTGCCACCGAGCATTGAACGACAGTTCGCGGGCGTAATAGAAGGCATTGCGCGGGCACCGAGGGTCTTCCTTCACCGACAGCTCTAAAAGGTCCATATACTGCCCACGGCTCTTTGTAGGGTCTGGCATATGCACCGCAAGCAGCATATCGGTCTGCGCCCATACCTCGATGATACGCCCATCATGGATAGGGTACTCATGGCAAGGGTGGTGCCACATATAGCCGTGCCGGGCGTGAATCTTTTCGTAATAGAAGGCGATGCCTGCGCCCCAGTCAAACATATACCGCAGACGGGTTGTGTCGCCTGTCCAAACACGCTCAATCTCTTGCCGCCAGCCCGGCTGAAGAACCTCGTCAATGTCGAGACTGATGCACACATCAACGTCACGCGGGATCAGGGCAAGAGCAGCATTCCTTGCCAGATCGAACCGCCACGGGGTGATGCAGATGTCGTGGACTATTGCGCCATGCGACCTTGCTACATCAGGCAGGCCGTCATCCGAGCCGGTGTCTGCAATGACAATAAGATCTGCCTCTTTTGCTGATTCGCAGAACCGAGGCACAAAGTGCGCTTCGTTTTTGCTGATTGCATAGACGGCAATTTTCAGAGCGACAGAATGAGGAGTATAAACAAAAACACCAATATCGCCTTCGACAGTGTGCCAGTCAGAAGGACCAAACACTGAGTGAAAAAGAGAAGGGGTCCAATTATGAGTGATATGTTCTTCATGCGGGTTTCCTTCATATGCGTCCTGTGGGTAATACCCCATAGGAATGCTGACGATCACCGTCTCAGCGCATTCCCTAACCCGCTCCAAAACATACCGAGCGTCTGTAACGGGCATATGCTCCAGCACATCGCCAAGGAACGCTACATCATACCGTTGGGTTGGTATCCACTCACGGGCATCTACACTGTGCAACGTAGGGTATAAAGATTTAAGGTCATACTTCTCAATGTATGGTTCCCAAATTTCTACCCCTGTCCATTCCAGACCCGGAAACAACTTTGCATAGGTGCCCACGCCGCACCCAATGTCGAGGGCGGTTTTGGGTTTCACTTTGCTGATAATGCGCTTTATGTGGGCCTTACCACTGTTTGAACTGAACGGCATATTCCCCCCATGCCAAAAAGATTATTCCCACTGAATGTTGATAGAACCAGCATCAAATGTGTCTGATGGTGCGCCTGTGGCACTAGCGATAACACGGATTGTGTCTAACGCACCTGCCAATGTCACAACACCAGAAGTAAACGCCGAAAGCGCAGTGGTTGTTGCGTTACCAAGAACACCACCCGCCACCCAAATATTACCAGAAACATTTTGCAGCGTAACCACGCCAGACCAAGCGTATGTAGCAACATTGTGGTAAATAGGGAACCCAACAGTTGAAGAGGATGTCGCTCCAGATGAACTTGCAATACCAGTGGTTTGCGCGGAATAGCCTGTAATTGTAGCAGTGCCACCCGTGCCAAGTTGGATTATAAGATTGTTTGTGCTACCTGTAGACACGCCATTAAACGCCATTGTTACGCGTTTTGCCCAAGTGGGAATGACACTTGTAAAATTAATTGATGTTCCGCTGGTAGATGCTTGCACAGCCCCCTGAACCAGCATCAGGTTACCAGCAGTTCCTGTAACAATGCCGCCAGAGGAGATGGAGACTTGATTGGTGGTGTTTGTGGCAAAATTCAGCGTATTGGCGGCTGACAGATACATGCCGTTTGCCGGAACGGTTGCCCCAGAAGGAACAAATGCCGAAGATGTAGCCGCCCCAGTGAGCGTGGACGTTCCAGAAACGCTGAGGTTGCCCGTATCCGTAATGCCGGGAGACGTTACGCCGTTTGTGCCGTCAATTGTTACGGTCATTGTGCACCTGTCGTGGTTTGAGTATCAGCCGCCTGTTGTTCAGCTTCCCATGCCGCATATTGCGCTTGAGCCGCAGCAACTTCTTCAGGGGTCAACTGAATGATCTTAACTTCACCTGTTTCACAGTTAACTTCAATCCGTTCCATAATTGAACCTCTTACTCGTACAGAATGTTGATTGTACCAGCGTCAAATGTTGCCGTGCCAGTTGATGTAATTCGCACTAGATTTACAACTCCTGCCATAGATACAACTCCAGCAGTAGTATCTTGCAAGTTAGTTACTGTACCCGCCAAAATCCCTGTGCAAGTCCATGTATTACCAGTAATGTTTGTTATTACCAAATTACCGGTTGCTAAGTTAGCCGCTACGCCAACAGCAATAGTTTCAAAACCGCTTCCACTATAAGCAGTGGTTGTTAACCCCGCCGCTTGCAAACGAGTTGATGTACCCGTATATCCTGACGTTGTAGCAACACCGCCTGTGCCTAATTGGACAGTTAGTGAATCAGTATTACTAAGGCTTACACCATTAAACATCACAGTAATACGTTTTACCCAAGATGGGATACCCGTAAAATCAATGCTTGTTCCACTGGTTGATGCCTGTGCGGTTAAGCTGACAATTGGATACAATGCACCAGTTGCACCCGTCACCAACCCAGAAGAAGTGATCGCACCCGTGGAAATCGCACCCGTCAAAGTGGACGTGCCTGTGACCGTCAGGTTGTTACCAGCCGTCACGTTTCCGCTGCTGTCCAATGTAAGATTGGCAACAGATGAGCTGTTCTCTTGAACAATGCCCGTTTTTAGAATTGCGGCCATGATCTTACCTCTTATTCGTACAGAATGTTAATAGTGCCGGCATCAAACGTGTCTGTGCCGTTAATCGTAGTAATGACAACACGGTCAAGTGTTCCAGAAAGTGCAATCGATCCGCCAGAAGTAGAAGTTGTTGCAGCATCAGATCGGCCAATCACACCGGATTCCACCCAAGTATTTCCGGTAAGCAAGGTCATAACAATTTGCCCATAACGAACAGCGGTAGCGTTGGCCGCGCCATCTGTGCAGAACCCTGTTGAAAAATTAAACCCTGTTGGTGTTCCTGCGTCCTGAGTTTGAACAACGGCCCCTAAATAACCAGTTGCTGTAACAGGAACAACACCTACAACGCCTAATTGAACAAGAACCCTTGAAGTGCTGCTGGTAGATACACCACTCAGCATTACCGTAATGCGCTTCACCCAAGATGGGATGGATGTAAATGTGATGCTTGTCCCACTGGTGGACGCGACAGACGTTTGAGAGGTAATGACGCTACTTGCCATTGTTGATACCACCGCACCGGACATGGTTGGGCTGGTCAACGTCTTGTTGGTAAGGGTCTGCGTAGCCGCCAAACCAACCATTGTGTCGGTAATTGCCGGCAATGTGATAGTATTGGTTCCCGAAACCGCCGCTGGGGAAACCGTAATTTGACCAGAAGTGGAACCGTTTAATACTAAATTTCCCATTTATTCCTCACACGATTGTCCAAGTGCTACCAGACGGAACCGTTACAGTCACCGTAGAGTTTACCGTAACAGGTCCAAATGTGCCACTGTTATATCCGACAGGGATACTATAATTCGTGGTTACGGTTTGCCCGTTGTTCCAGAAGATCTGATCGCTCCCGCCACCAGTGGCGCCGCCCGCCGTCCCAGTAGACCCCGTTGGGCCTGTTGGGCCTGTTGGACCCGCCACGCTTGATGCCGATCCTGTTGGACCAGTAGGCCCTGTTGGGCCAGTGGGGCCCGCAACAGTAGACGCTGTGCCTTGTGCACCCGTAGGACCAGTAGGGCCAGTGGGTCCCGCAGTCGTAGATGGTGCACCAGTAGGTCCAGTTGGACCAGCCGCACCGGTAAGACCTGTCAGGCCTTGTAAACCTGTCGGGCCAGTCGGGCCGACCGCACCAGCCGTTCCCGTTGGTCCTGTAGGACCAGTTGGGCCCGCAACTGTCGATGCCAAACCCGTAGGGCCAGTCGGACCTGTCGGGCCGCCGGCTCCGGTTAAACCAGTGAATCCTGTTGGTCCAGTGGGACCGGAGACTGTAGACGCGGCACCAGTGGGTCCAGTTGGTCCCCCCGTGCCTTGAACGCCTGTTGATCCCGTTGGGCCTGTTGGACCAGTTGGTCCGGTGGGACCAGTGGGGCCGGCGACACCTGTCTGCCCAGTAAACCCAGTTGGCCCCGTAGGTCCACCAGTACCCTGCACTCCTGTTGGACCAGTTGGTCCGGTGGGACCGGGGGCAGTTGAAGCCGCTCCCGTTGGGCCAAACGGACCAGTCGGGCCTGTAGCACCCACGCTATTGGGGCCTGTCGGGCCAATGCCACCTGTCGGGCCTGTAGGTCCCACAAGTCCCGCGCCAGTCGGGCCAGTGGGGCCAAGTGTTCCATTTGCGCCAGCGTTACCCGTTGGGCCTGTCGGGCCGCCTGTACCAACAGCGCCTGTAGGTCCTGTAGGGCCTGTGGGGCCGGTAGGGCCAAGGCCGCCTACTCCACCGGGAGGGCCAGTAGGACCAACATTCAACTGTGCAATCTGCAATGCAGTGGCGCGAGATGTCGTATTCCCCTGAACCAAAGGAACGAGTTCGCTACCCGTCAGGGCCACAAGTGCCGGTAAATTAGTTATTGGGATGTTAGACATTCACCTGCACCCATGACTGCGTGGTCTCGTCCCAAGTATACATGTTTCCGTCAGAAGGGTAAGGGGTGGGTGGAACCCACTGGCATGTATTTGTGTTTAGCAACCAAGACGGATAAGGCTTGGGCGGCACAAACGCGTCAAGCACAGAGTCATATGTATATCCAACCCCTGCATAATTTTTGCGGAAATTGCCGTTATATGATGTCTGTTTCCAGTTTGTGTAACCGCCAGACCATTCTGTTAAAAAAACAACGCCGACAGGTTCGCTTGCTGGAAAAGGCAAATTATCTAGCGTTTCATTATTAACGACATTAACGTCAACAACGATGTTTTGATCATCCAACTTTGCAAAATGTCCCATGTCCCACCTTACGCCGTGTATGTACCGTTACCAGTAAATTTAATAATAGTGTTGGAGCCGTTTGTGGTGATTGTTGGAGACCCAGTTGTAGT